CAAGACACACTACAATCTGTAACCAGTCGAGGTGCTACTAGTACAGATAGTGTCACATTCGCAGGCGTAACGGTAGAGGGTGATCTCGAAGCGAGTCGCTACTTTGATGCGCAAGCAAGACAATTAGTAATTTATGACTCAGTAGGTGCTACTCTCTGGGGTGCATAAATAAACAGATAAACTTTGGAGTAACAAATGGCATCGCCAGATTCAAGACAAGATTTAATCGACTTCGCTCTACGTAGATTAGGCGAACCTGTAATTGAAATCAATGTTGATATAGATCAAGTTGAAGATAAGGTTGATGACGCTCTTCAGAAATACCAAGAGTATCACAGTGATGCAACACTTAGAACTTATCTAAAGCATGAAGTAACTGCCACTGATGTGACCAATGGATATATTCCTTTGAGTGCAAGCATTCAGTGGGTGAAGAGATTGTTTCCTATGAACTCTTCGTTTGGTTCTGGTGGAAATATGTTTGATCTAAAGTATCAGATGTACTTAAACAATATGCAAGACTTCTACAGTTTCGCGGGCGATCTATCATACATATATCAGATGGAACAATATCTGAGCATGATTGATCAACAACTGAATGGACTACCACAAGTGCGTCACTCTCGTAGACAGCAACGTCTATACATTGATGGCGATCTTGCTGACGGAGACATTAAAGCAGGCGACTATGTTGTTGCCGAAGTATATCAAATCATTGATCCAGAAGTACACTTGAGCATATGGAATGATATGTTCATGAAAGATTATACCACACAATTAATCAAACAGCAATGGGGCGTGAACATGTCCAAGTTTGAGGGAATGCAATTGCCAGGTGGTGTTACTATTAGTGGTCGTCAATTGTATGAAGACGCGACTGCTGAAATCGAGAAACTTGAAGAGAAATTACGTCTCGAACAAGAACTCCCAGTTGACTTTCTGATAGGATAACATGGCAACTAATCTTTACTTCTCACAAGGCAGAAAGTCGGAGCAGACTCTCTACGAAGATATCATTATTGAATCTTTGAAGATGTATGGTCAGGACGTTTACTATGTCCCACGTGAACTGGTCAACAGAGATACAATCTTTGGTGACGATAACACCTCACGATTCGACAATGCTTATCGTATAGAAATGTACATCGAAGGCGTTGAAGGGTTTGATGGCGAAGGTGACTTGTTCGCTAAGTTTGGTGTAGAGATTCGAGATGCTGCCACATTCATTATGGCAAGGCGTCGATGGTTGAATACTGTTGCTTCTATCGAGAACACATTAGAAGAACCTTTCTATCGACCAAGAGAGGGCGATCTAATTGTTTTAACATTGTCTAACTCAATATTTGAGATTCAGAAAGTAGAAGATGAGACACCATTCTACCAGTTAAAGAATCTTCCTGTGTTCCGTATGCGATGTGAACTGTTTGAATACAATGACGAAGACTTTGATACTGGTGTTGGAGAGATTGATGCAATTGAAACTGTACATGCATACACAACTACTCTGACATTTGACGAGACTACATTCAGTGTAGCAGGTAGTAAGTTTGAAATTGGCGAAGAGATATCACAGGTCAATGCAACTTTCACTATGAAAGGAGAGATTGCTAATATTGATGCATCTGTTCCTGGAACATATAAAGTGTATGTCGCACATGGTGGTGGTTCTGATGGACTCTATCATAGTTGGGCAACATCGTTACCTGTAGTAGGACAGACTTCTGGAATTAGTGAAACACCAACTTCAGTCGCAGGTGAGAACTTAGAAGTTGACAATCAGAATGCAATCTTTGATACTGTTGCCGCAGACTTCATCGACTTCTCTGAGTCTAATCCATTCGGAGATCCAGTATAATGTTAGGTTCACATTTCTATCATCAAAGAATTAGAAAAGCAGTTGCCGTATTTGGTTCATTGTTTAATAACATAAATGTCATACGTAAGAATACCGCGGGTGAAGTTATTAGTCAAGTAAAAGTTCCATTATCATATGCACCTAAGCGAGACTTTCTCACACGCATGGATAATATGCTTAACGGTGAGGTAAACGAAAGACAGATAGCATTAAAACTGCCAAGAATGTCATTCGAAATCGTAGCAATGAACTATGATCCAGTAAGACAATTGCCTAAAATGAACAACTGTGTTAAAGCGCCGACAACTTATACTGGTTCAGCAACACAACTATACACACCTGTTCCATATAATGTCAACTTTCAGTTGAACGTGTATGGTAAAAGTCAGGACGATGTATTACAAATTATCGAACAGATTCTACCTTATTTCACACCACAGTATACTGTAACAGTAAAACCTTTATCGGAGTACGATGTCAAGGAAGACACCCCCATAACATTGCAGGGCATAACATTCTCTGATGACTACGAAGGTCAGATAGAGAATAGACGTTCAATCATATATACACTCGACTTCGAAATGAAGATTAGTTTGTATAAAGGTGTAGCGTCACAGGGTACTATCATAACAAGTGCTGATATCGGTGTCAAAGACTTAGAAGGAAACGACTTGTTCACTACATCCGTAGTAGGCAATGTTATAACAGGAACAAGCGGTACATTAACAAACGAAGATGGCGGTACAATAACAACCACATTTAAGATTGCTAATGCACAAAGTAGAGTAGTATCATATACGATAGGTACTGGTCCTACAAATGGTAATGCGCTTGCTACTGTCAGTTCATCTATCACAACGCCGACAGGTGCATTTAACGCTACAGGTACTTGGGCGTATACACCTGATCCAGACTTCTCGGGCGCTGATTCTTTTGTACTAGAGATAAATTTAGTAGATGGAACAAAACTCGAACAGACAATCAATGTCTCAGTGACCAACTCTGTCGATGATGCTATTAATGTTGTAACATCAATTAACACAGGTGATGCATTGTCAATAGATATTGATGTAGGTGCAAATGACACATTCGAGTCTACATCTATTGTTTACACTATACCATCGGGCGGTGATCCAGATAATGGTGTGATAGCAATACAAGATTCAGTAAATGGAATCATCCGATATACTCCTAATAGTGGGTTTACAGGTGTTGATACATTTACTTACAGAGTAACTCCTAGTACAGGACAGGCAGAAACTGCAACAGTTACGATAACCGTGACTTAAAACACTATAAATAGAATTATAGAAACATATTCTGAGGAAGAACAATGGCAGGCGTAAAGATAACAGATTTAGACTCGGCATTCGGTGCACCCGCAATCGATGACGTTCTAATCATAGTAGATACAAGTACTAACTTGACCAAGCAGATTCGCGCGGATGATTTGCTCCTTGGGCAGACTGCTGAAAAAGCGAACACTATATTGGTCAGCACAGACACGACATCAACCGAAGCGCAGATTCATTTCGGTAATGGCGCATCAGGTACGTATGACTCTGTTGGTATTAGCAACTCGCTTACATACGATGCCGCAACAGGTTCTTTGACAGCACTCGCATTCGAAGGTAATGGTTCTGCTTTAACTGACTTGCCTCAGAATGATCCTGTCGTGAATGCTGTTGATGCTGGTGTAGATGCTAATCCATATTATATAATGATTCGCAACAGTGCGACTGGATTAGACAGTGTACATACTCAGAGCAACTTAACATCTAATCCAAATACTGGTGTATTAACTACTCCTTTCTTTGCTGGTAACGGTTCGTTACTAACAGGTGTTCTTGCTGATAGTGCGACAAATGCTGACAGTGCAAACTTTGCTACCGAAGCGACTCATGCTCTATATGCTGACAGTGCTACACAGGCAGCAAGTGCTTTATTTGCTCTAAATGCAACTCAAGCAGTTAATGCTGATAGTGCGACAGTCGCCACGTCCTCTTTGACTTCTGCTCTTGCTACATTTGCTCTTGCTGCCGACAGTGCCGCCAGCGCAAGTAATGCAGTGCAAGCACAATATGCTGACACCATTGCTACTACGACTGCCGCCTCCGAGACAACTTTGTATCCTTTCATGGGTACTGCTCAGACTGGATTACAAGCAACTCTTGCCGCTGATGCCGCATTAACATATAACGCATCGAACGGTAGATTAACTTCAACAGCATTTTCTGGTGATGGTTCTTTACTTACTAACTTACCTATTCCTGGTGGTGGTAGTATTGCTAACGCATTGAATGTACTTCCTTCTGCTGTAGATGCTTCACACTCCATTCTATTTGTTCAGAGTGCGACTGGTGTAGATAGTGTAAACACAGATGCGGGTTTACTATACAATCCACTAAGTAACTTATTAACTGCTGGCGCTTTCTCTGGTGAAGGTAAACTACTCACTGAAGTACCTGCAACAAAGATTAACTCTAACTTTAATCCTACTACTGGCACTCAGTATATAATGTTGAAAGCGTCACAGACGGGTTCTGATAGTGTATCGACAGATGGTGGTATCGTATTTGATGCAGGAACTAATACACTAACTGCTACAAATCTTGCTGGTAATGGTTCGAACATAACAGACGTAGCGGCAGTCTCTGCTACTAACGCTGCCAACATAGCGATCACCACGATCAATGATAGTGCAACATACTATGTGCATCTTGGTTCGGCAGCATCTGGTAATGATAACACTAACGTGGATCTCAATCTAACATACAATCCTTTGCAGAATCTATTGAATAGCGGTATCGCGTATACTACAGATAGTGCAGGATTATGGAACGGTGCGGCACCCACTACTCTTGACTCAGCGGTCAATAGATTTGCGATATTACTTAAAACATTAAACAGTCAAGTAGGCGCTTAACACTAAGTCTAAATAACAGAAAGTATTTGAGGAAGAATAGAAATGGCAGATATTAAGATATCGGCACTACCAGTACTAACATCAGCGGTTGATTCTGATGTTATTGTTATTAATGACGTAAGTACTGGAACGACGAAGAAGATTACCCGTGGTCTTTTGTTGAATCATCTAGCAAAGCAACTACGGGACTCTGCTGATGGCGGTATTGTCATTCCGAATGGCGATCTTACTCTTGCTAACGAACTAATCGCTGGTGGTGATATCTCAACTTCGGGTACAATTAACTTTGGTATCCTGCGAGATTATGTTAATAACACATATGCAACTTCAATAGTTGATTCTGCTGGTGGTTATGATCTAAGTGATAGTGCTTTAACTACAACTTTGTCAGTTGTTCAATATCTTGCAACACACACTTCTGATCTAATTAAAATTGATTCTGCTGGACCTACACTCACTACACTATATCCAGTAATGACAAGTGTTGTTGAGGGTGAAGATAGTGCGAGAACAGATACACAACTATCATACAATCCTCAGACAAATATTCTAACTGCGGGTTCTTACTCTGGTTTAGGCAACTTACTTGGTTACACAGCAGATAGTGCAGGACTCTGGACTAGTCCGGCACCAACAAATGTTAAAGATGCGATAGACAGACTAGCACTAACAGTCAAAACACTGAATAGTCAAGTAGGCGCTTAATGCACAACGTCTTTACGGATAATAGAAGAAGACATCTTAATCTGCGCGAACCGCAGGTACAGAGTGTTTTGCCTGAGCATTTTGCTGATGCTTATCCCAAGTTCATAAAACTTCTTGAAGAGTATTATGAGTGGCAAGGTGAATATGAATCGACAGAACTTCTAAATCATTTATTCGCCTCTCGTGATATTAACGAGACTGATGTTACACTACTCTCATTCATTGAAGATGAGTTACTTCTGGGCGAGAATTACTTCGAAGGTTTTGGACAATCAGAGGCAGAGAAACGTGCTGCCGCAAACTTCTCTAGCACATTGTTTCGTGCCAAAGGATCTAAGTTTGCTATTGAGTGGTTCTTCAGATCGTTCTATGGTTTGGATGCCGAAGTTCTTTATCCCAAAGAAGACATATTCAATGTATCAGATGGCGAGTCTCGTATTGGTCCTGACTATCTAAACTTCTTAACTGATGATAAACTGTATCAGACATATGCTCTGCTTATTCGTGTAGGTATTCCTATCTCACAATGGTCAGAAGTATTTAAGAAGTTTGTACATCCTGCAGGAATGTATCTTGGCAGTGAAGTACTACTTGCTTCAAATGATATTAGTAACATTATTTTAGATGATGACAGTGTAGGCAGTATCTCAAGAACCGCTATGTCATACTCTCTTACAAATGATGGTCCTACTGACGAAGGACAAACAACTACGTTTACACTGACTGGTAATAATGTTCCTGAAGGCAAAGGTGTTGTATATGCCTATGTTTCTCACGGTTCGACTACTGACGATGATTTTCCTCTTAATGCATTGACAATACCTGCTCACGGTCCTCTAAATCGTTACCCAGCAATCAGTAGTAAAATACCTCTACTGAATGATAGCGCAGGTCCTGCATTAATAAACATTAATAACCAAACTGCAACTTTCTCAATAAGAAGTTGGGTCGATAGTGATGGTGGTGCTAGTAGCGATAACTACACTTTGAATATTATTGATGACGAAGGTCGTTCATTAGAAAGTACAAATGTCACTATCAACAATGTTGAACCATCGTACTCATTAGTTCCTAGTAGCGAGACACCTAATGAAGGTGATGTGATAACATATACAATCACAGGATCAAACACACCTTACGATGGTGAAACTTCTTTGTTTTACCATCTAGTTCATGGCGGCACAAACGATTCTGATTTTACAGTTCCTCCTCAACAAGTTGTCAATGATCAGACTGCCGCTTCAGAAATAACTTTATCTGGCGGCACAGGTTCGTTCTCACTTAAAACTATTATCGACGGCGCATCTGATGATGCCGAAGAATTCACAGTTAATATTACTGATTCTAAGAAGTTACAAGTTGCAACCAGAACAGTTTCAGTACAGCAAGTCGCAACCTCTTTTGTAGTCAGTGCCGACAATATAGTTGAAGGTAATTCTCTCTTACTTACTGTTGTGGTAAATACGGCAGAGATTGGAGATTCACTGACATATGTTATCACTAATGGCGATGCTAGAATTGGACTTCTAACAGAAACCTTTACTGCTCCCTCTGAATCATTCGTTAAAGTTATACCCACTTCAGTGAGTAGTTTATATCAAGGAACTATTACACCTACTATCAGTGTAACAAACAATGTAACTGGTATTACAGTGACAACGACTTTTCAATTGTCAGATGTAGCACCGGTATGGGACATGACTTCAGAACCAGAGTTCGCTGTTCAAGGTGACCAAATTACTTTCAAAGTTGACGGAACAAATCTTCCTGATCCTACTACTGTATGGTTCGAAATACTTCACGGCACAACTACTAATGCGGATTTCACAACAACACCTCCGCAGACAGGCACACGTTCATCGACTGCTATTAGTGATCCAGGTGATACTGTCTTTCAGATTACTGTTGATAGTGATGGTGAAGTTGCTGATGAATCATTCACTGCGCGTCTATATGACGCCGACGCTGGCGGTAATCTTCTAGCATCTATTCCTTACGTGATACAAGGTCTTAACACTTCATATGTTTTAACGCCTAGTGTGACTACAGTAAATGAAGGTGGTCAAGTTACATTCACCTTTACTACTAATCAACCAGACGGAACATACTATTGGTATATACCGACATATTCTGGGTATACAATACAAGTCGAAGACTTTAAGTTTCCGAACGGTGGTTTCGGTAATGGTTATCCTATAGGCACAAATGATAATAGATATTCGTTTGTTGTAACTGGCGGTACTGGTACAATTCTTGTTGAATTGAGTGATGATACGCTTACCGAGGGCGCAGAATCATTCAATTGTTTAGTAGCAACATCTGCTAATGCAAGCGTACCTCCTATTGCGTCTAGTGAAACTGTTACTGTAAATGATACGTCCATAACAATCTATTCTGTTACTTCTAATCCACAACCTGTTGAAGGCAGCACTCTGGATATAGTGATTACTGCGACAAACCAAAATAGTCCAAACAGCGAGACACTGTATATCGAGGTTACTGGATCCCCAGTAATTGGTAGAATACCTACGCAACAAGTTGTATCAACTAGTAGTTCGATAACTCGAAATATATCTCTGAGTACAACTTCTAGTACTACATATCAAGGTACTTCTGTCGGCGGAATTACTGTTTCGCGTGGTAACTATGCATCTTTAGGCGGAACATTAATAGATTCTGTAACATTCCAACTAGTGGATCAAGCGCCAGCAATGACGTTGACTCCTAATGCCACGACTGGTACTGAAGGTGACACAGTAACATATACTATTGGTGGAACTAACATTCAAGACGGTACTTACTACTGGTACGATCCTGCAATAGTTAAAACACTTGACTGTCCCAATGGTCGAAGTTCGGGCACGTCACAGATCGATCACCAAGGTCCTTCTAATTTAGGTTTAGATTTATCAATAGGAATGTCAACTGATGATGCTGACATACCAGGTACAATAACTAGTATAATCAATACCGGTAATACTACTGGTTATATAACTATGTCAGAACCGACAACTAGAGCAACAGTTACAGGTGAACATATAAAGTTTGCTTTCCCTGCGGACTGGGCAGATGCAACCGAACTCTATGGTACTGTAGCAGTATCAAACAACGCGGGCACTTTCGAGTTAGACACTCTTGAGAATTCCGATTTCAATGATGACGTATATTCTATGAGAGTCTTTGATAATTTATTTTCATATAATGAATATCTTGGCGCCAATGGCGGACTTGCTACTGCCGCAACTGTTACTATTGCAGACACTAATCCGGCATCTGTGAATTTACAATATAATACTAGCAACTCTCTCTCAGCAAGTTTCTTTAATGTTTTTGGAAATGCGCAAGTTACAACTCTAATGACTGAGTACAATGATACCGGTCAAGGAATCGTGTGGAAGAATTTTACTCCGCATTACGCTTCAAGCGGTCCCACTGAGGATTTCGGTAATCCGGCGTATGATAATAACTGGATTCTTCCTGTCGAAGCAAGACAAGATTATATTGGTTCGAATTACCAGATGAATGTTAGATTTTATAACGATTCACAAAGAACTATTCCTACAGTACCTGATCAATCAACTGGTGGTGGTTCGGGTTATTCATACGTAAATGGCCAGCGTTTTGTGGACGGTGTAGAAGTTGATACCTGGGACAATTCAGCAACTCAATGGTGGGTGGTTGGGTCGACTACAGAAAGTGGCACACATTATTTTCGACATATAGCACAAACAACGCCTACCGGCGGTAGCGCCAATGTTAGTAATTTCAGATGGGTAACAGTAACAATTAAAGAATTTAGTGGGACTTTAGGTACAGGTACAACTCTTTTGACATATAACTATCAATCGTATGTCAGTGCCGTCACAGAAACCTGGAATGGTGGATTTTAATTATGTATAATATCGACGAAAACAATTTAGTATATGAGAGAGACGAAATTGAAGTAAATGAGTGGCGGTGCGTACTGAATGATTCTGCTGGTAATACTCTATGTAATATGATTGCAGAGATAAATGCAGACAGCACTATAAACTACACAGCATCATATAATAAAATGCTAAGTTATATGTCAGAACAAACACTGTTTGAAAAAATAGTGATAGCATCAGAGTCTCCTGGATTCTCAAGTCCTGCTGCCAAAGTCTGGGTTGGCGGTGAAATGCAAAGATGCGATTATCTTGTGGGCGAAGATTCAGCACAACCTTTAGTTGATATTTTAGAACAAAGATTTCCAGCATATCAAATACATCAGAGCGAAGTAAATGTAATAGGTAGTTATGGTCCTTATAGAGAAGGATATACTGCTGAATCGTCTATAAGTTGGTATGACAATTTCCCATCTGCTCCTTGGGGTTATCCTCCTTCTCGACCACCGCTTTTAAAATATAACATAGACTACGCTAACGTATATACACACATACAGTTCTGGACTGGTTATAAGTTTAATTTGTCAGATAACACTATTCAGGTTAAGGTCGTTCATCATAATCCATTACCTACAGTTACTTATCCACCATTCGTAGATGGACAAATTCATACATACTATGCTAGACTACACAACGAAGATGGCACTGTAGAAAATTTTAATGATATGTTTTTTATGGCAGAAGCAGATGATGTCGAGTCATACTGTACTGAGCATAATATATCTTCGCCTTTGACAAACACAGGAGTTGATCCTTTAAGCATTATGATCTACGGTCTTGTGTTTGATGGAACCACTGGCATACCAAACATGATGAAAGCATATGAGAGTAGAAATGTCCTTCCAACTTGATACAACTGAAATAGATAAGAAATTCTGGGATAAAGCAAACGAAGAATTGAGTATTGCCAAGCAAAGATATGTTGATGTTCGTATTGAACAACTTGCTGAAGAGCGAGATAAGAATACAGATACATATGACATAGCGTGGTATAATCGACTCATCGAAGAATTGACTTGGGCACAACAAATGTCTGAGCGAAAGAGATAATATATGGCAGAACATGATAACATTGATGCGGACTACAACACCTCTCGTGACACATACAACGATCTGATTGACAAGGGACGCGAGTCTTTAGAGTTGATGATTGAAGTTGCTCGTGAGAGTGAACATCCTCGGGCATTCGAAGTTCTTTCTGGCATGATTAAAAACATATCTGATGTCAATGATAAGTTGATGGACTTGAATAAGAAGTACAAAGAAGTCACCGCAACTACTAAACCCGCTTTAGACGCGCCTAGTACTGTTACTAATAATAATGTATTCATTGGCAGTACAACAGACTTACAGCGAATGCTGATTAAGAATGCCGAAGAGCAAAAGGTAATTGATGTCGTTCCAGACGAATCTCAATAGCGGCACATCCTATCTCGGTAATCCTAATGTAAAACGTGACGGCGTATTACAGCAATGGACTGAGTGGGAAGTCATGGAGTACGCGAAGTGCAGTAATGATCCTGCCTACTTTGCTCGTACTTACATTAAGATTATATCATTGGATGAAGGTCTTGTAAACTTTAATCTATATGATTATCAAGAAAATATGTTTGACCACTTCGACTCACACAGATTCACTATCGTGCTTGCCTGTAGACAGTCAGGTAAATCTATATCATCTGTTGTATATCTTTTGTGGTATGCACTCTTTCATCCAGAGAAAACGATTGCTGTTCTAGCGAACAAAGGAGCAACCTCTCGTGAAATGCTACAACGTATTACACTTGCTCTTGAAAACCTACCGTTCTTTCTGCAACCAGGTTGTAAAGCACTCAATAAAGGTTCTATTGAATTTTCTAATAATAGTCGAATTATTGCCGCTGCTACTAGTGGGTCTTCTATTCGGGGTATGTCTGTTAATCTGTTGTTTCTCGATGAGTTTGCTTTCGTTGAACGCGCTTCTGAGTTCTATACTTCAACGTATCCAGTTGTCTCTGCGGGTAAAGATACAAAAGTTATCATCACCTCAACTGCCAACGGAATAGGTAATACATATCACAAGATATGGCAGGGAGCAACACAGGGTGTTAATGAATATAAACCCTTCACTGTAAACTGGTGGGATGTACCTGGACGAGACGAAGAGTGGAAGCGACAGACTATCGCGAACACTTCGCAGTTGCAGTTCGATCAAGAATTTGGTAACACCTTCTTTGGAACAGGTGATACGCTGATTAATGCTGGTTGTCTATTAGACTTGAGAGCAATTAATCCTATACAGATACTAGAAGGCGGTGATTGCCTCGTATATAAAGAACCTGTAAAAAGTCACGAATATATCATGACTTGTGATGTAAGTAAGGGAAGAGGACAGGATTATTCTACATTTACTTTAATCGATATTACTACAAGACCTTTTCAACAGGTATGTGTATATCGCAACAACAATATCTCTCCATTACTCTTCCCTGACATTATATATAAATATGCGAAAGTCTACAATGAAGCGTATGTTATAGTCGAGTCAAACGATCAGGGCACTGTAGTGTGTCAAGGTCTGTATCACGACTTAGAGTATGAGAATGTCCATGTTGAATCTGCTACTAAAGCAAATCGAATTGGTGTTGAAATAACCCGTAAGTCGAAGCGACTAGGTTGTTCTGCTATCAAAGATATTCTTGAAGAGAATAAGTTAGAAATCGTCGATGAGAATACTATCTTTGAGATGTCCACGTTTACAGCACAAGGACAATCTTATGAAGCATCTGATGGTAATCACGATGACTTGATGATGAATCTAGTGATGTTTGGTTACTTTGTATCCACACAGTTCTTCGCAGACATGACAGATATTAATTTAAAGCAGATGATGTTCGAGAATCAAGTAAGACAGATCGAAGATGATATCGTGCCCTTTGGTTTTATTGACAACGGCGACGATGAAATAAACAGAATAGAACAAGTAGAGAATGATAAGCACCAGCAATGGGCAACATGGGGTAACGATGATTATTGAAAATAGTGGTATGTATAAATAAAACATTGATATCTAATCGTATTATGAAAATCTTATCATATGTTTAACTAATAAAGGACAAGACCATGGCATTTATACCATCAGAGTCTCCCAACATTACAGTAAAAGAGTTTGACTTGTCAGGTGTTGTACCTGCTGTCACCACTTCTACTGGCGCAATTGTTGGTGACTTTAACTGGGGACCTATAGGCGTACCAACGAAGATTTCGAATGAATCTCAATTGGTAGGTACTTTCGGATCTCCAACATTAACAGAAGAAGGATCAGCAGTCGATTACTTGACCGCCGGTGCATTCTTAAAATATTCTAGCGATCTCTTTGTTGTACGTGACGCAACTGTTGCGGCACTTAACTCATACGATAGTGACGGCGCCGCTGTCGCATCTATTGTTAAAAACGACGATGATTTCTTAACTAAAAAATCAGGTCTTGCTACTAGTGGACATACGTTCATCGGCAAACACGCTGGTGTTATTGGTAGCGACATTGACATTCAAATTGTTGGTGAAGATTCCGCAGTATTTGGTGCTTGGACATATGCTCCTAACTTCGATGAGAAACCAGGTACTTCTGCTCATGTTGCGGCACGATCCGCTGATGCCGGTGCCGCTAATGACGAAATTCACATTGCAGTTATTGATCGTACTGGTCAATTCTCTGGTGTTCCAGGAACTCTTCTCGAAGCGTTTCCATTCGTATCTTTAGCAACTGACGCAAGAACACCCGAAGGTGCATCTAACTATGCAGTCGATGTGGTCAATGCTGGTTCTGAGTATGTACGATGTGCTTCACTTCCTGACGAAGTAGGAACTCCTGTAACTTCAATCGTACACACTGCTTCTGCTAACGGTTCTCAACTTATCACTGCTGTTGATACAACAGTACTTAAAGGTGGTGCAAACAGCGGAACATTCACTACTGCCGAGTATACTGGTGTAGAGAAAGGATTCAGTCTGTTCGAAGATGTTGATACCATTCAAGTTGATTTCTTAATTGCTCCTGGACTTGCCACTTCTGCTGATCAAGTAACAGTCGTAAATACTCTAGCAGGTATTGCTGCCTCACGTAAAGATTGTGTTGTTGTAGCATCTCCTGCACGTACTGATGTTGTCGGTGTAGCACCTAGTACTATAGTAACAAAGACTATTACTACCACTAACTTGTTTAACGCATCATCTTACTTGATTGTTGATAACAACTATCTTAAAGTCTATGACAAGTACAACGACCAATATATTTATATCCCTGCGGCATCTTCAACTGCTGGTGTAATGGCAGCAACAGATGATGTTGCGGCACCTTGGTTCTCTCCTGCAGGCAGTCGTCGTGGTCAATACTACGGTGTAACTAATCTTGCATACTCAGCAACTAAAGCACAGCGTGATACTCTGTACAAAGCAGGCGTTAACCCAATTGTTAATCTGCCAGGACAAGGTATTCTTCTGTATGGCGATAAGACTAAACTAGGTCGTCCATCTGCATTTGATCGTATCAACGTCCGTCGTCTGTTCTTAGGCGTAGAACGTGCAATCAAAGCGGCAGCACAGAACGTAATGTTTGAATTCAATGATGAGTTCACTCGTGCTGAGTTCGTAAACATAATCGAACCTTTCTTGAGAGAGATTAAGGGTCGTAGAGGTATTACTGACTTCAGAGTTGTATGTGATGAAACAAACAACACTGCCGCAGTAATTGACAGCAATCAATTTATCGCTTCTATCTTTATCAAACCAGCACGATCTATCAACTACGTATCTTTGAACTTCGTAGCAGTTAGAACCGGTGTTGATTTCGATGAAGTAGTCGGTCTGGTATAAGGGAGAATAGACAATGGCAATTTTAGGCGTAGATGATTTTAAATCGAAACTCAGAGGGGGCGGTGCTCGTCCTAATCTGTTTAAGACAACCCTTAACTTTCCGGCATATGCTGGGGGTGACGTAGAACTTACGTCATTCCTTTGTAAGTCTGCACAGTTACCACAATCAAGCATGGCACCTCTTTTGGTACCATTCCGTGGTCGCGAGATGAAGATTGCTGGTGATCGTACATTCGAAGATTGGACAGTAACCATTATTAACGATACTGATTTCGATGTTCGTGATGCTTTCGAGCGTTGGATGAACGGTATCAATGCACACCAATCCAACACTGGTCTAGTTAATCCTGTTGATTATCAATCAGACTTAATTGTTGATCAGTTGGATCGTAACTCTGACGTACTAAAGCGTTATCAGTTCAGAGGCGCTTTCCCAACACTTGTAGGACCAATCGCCCTGAGTTATGATACTCGTGACGAAGTTGAAACCTTTGATGTGACGTTCTCATATCAGTATTGGGAATCAAATACTACTAGTTAAGACCGTACTAAATAATAGGGAGTGCTTCGGTGCTCCCTCATTATTATTTACTAGGAAAGAATATGGCAGACCAAGACAACAACAACGCATTAAAACTCTTTGGGTTTGAAATCAAAAGAGCAGGCAAAGCAAATTCTAATAAAGAGAAGTTGCCCTCTGTCGTGCCTCCAACAGACAATGACGGTGCAGGTTATGTAACTGCTACTGCTGGACACTTTGGTCAGTACGTAAACATGGACGGCGACCAGTCTAAAGACAACGCCCAGTTGATCATGCGTTATCGTGGTGTTTCAATGCATCCCGAAGTTGATATGGCAATTGAAGAAATTGTAAACGAAGGTATTTCATCATCAGAAAACTCATCATCGGTTGAGGTTGCACTAGATGATATTGAAGCACCTGACAAAATTAAAGACCAGGTTCGCGAGGAGTTTGACTCCATCATTGCGATGCTCAAGTTCAACGAATTGGGTCACGATATATTCAGATCGTTTTACGTAGACGGTAGACTGTACTATCATTTGCTTGTTAATGAAAGCAACATGAAAGCGGGCATCCAAGAGATACGTAACATCGATAGCGCAAAAGTGCGTAAAGTTAAAGAAATCAAGTACAAGAAAGACCCGAAAACTGGTGTTAAACTTGTTGATACTATTGATGAGTACTTTGTATACGAAGACAAACCAGGCAATCAGAATAGTGGTGTTAAATTAGCAACTGATTCTATTGCATATGTCACATCAGGTTTACTTGACGAATCTAAAAAGAAGGTAGTATCTTATCTTCACAAAGCATTAAAACCAATCAACCAATTGCGTATGATGGAGGATAGTCTTGTAATCTATCGTCTTGCTCGTGCGCCAGAACGTCGAATCTTTTATATCGATGTTGGTAACTTGCCTCGTGGTAAGTCAGAACAGTACATGAAAGACATTATGACACAGTATCGTAACAAG